ACCTATAACAAAGAGAGAGAAATTAATGACGCAATCATTAATCAGGCAGAAGCGGATGCTCCCAAATCAGGATTCAATTACAAACAATTTTATGTTACACCCATCGACGAGCGGGGCAATATTAGGATAGATGGTGTAAATGACCAGGTACAGACCATATCCAGCGACAAGACCATTAATGCAGTTATTGATTCACCGGCCAGCAGCCATTATGGATTCTACTACAATGGAGACGGCATACCACCCAATGGTTATGTAGCGGGAGCGGGAACCAGTTTCCCAACATCAAATGTCAACAAGGGTGATTATTTCTTGAGATTAGATTTTCTACCCAATAGATTATTTCGTTTTGATGGAGTGAGATGGCTCAAAGTTGAAGACAGTGTGAGATTAACCACTACCAATACCAATGCTAGAAATACATTTAAAACTGGTTTTGTTAACAACAGCAGCACTTCCACAATCAATGGATTAACAGTCGAACAGAGACAGTCATTGACTGATGCGCTAAAACCCAAGGCGGATAATTAATGCTTCATTTTTACGACGGTCAGATCAGGAAATTTATGACTCAGTTCATCCGAGTGCTGAGCAATTTTTCTATAGAATTGGGCAAAGGCACAAATGGTCAGGTACAATTGAGACAGGTGCCTGTGACCTACGGTGATATGACTCGTCAGGTGGCCAACATCATTAGAAATAACAGTGAAAATGCTCTACAATCTGCTCCCAAGATTGCTTGTTATATTTCATCATTGGAATATGACCGGGAGAGAATGCAAAATCCTTACCACATAGAAAAACAACATCTCAAAGAAAGAAATTACAATGAAACCACAGGTACCTACGAAAATACACTGGGAGCGGGTTATACCATAGAGAAAGTGATGCCAAGCCCATTTAGGTTGGCAGTCAAGGCAGACATCTACACCACAAACACCGACATGAAATTACAGATATTGGAACAAATTCTATATCTGTTCAATCCAGACTTTGAAATTCAAAAAAGTGACAACTATATCGATTGGACCAGTTTAAGTTATATTGAATTGCGTGACATAGTGTTCAGTTCTAGATCTATTCCCGTGGGCGCCGAAACGGAAATCGATGTGGCATCCATGACGTTTAGCATGCCTATATGGCTGTCTCCCCCTGTCAAAGTTTCCAAATTGGGAGTGATACAAAAGATCATCATGAGTATCTATGATGACGATGGTGGCATCACAAAAGGATTAATCGACGGAACTCTGATATCAAAATCTTACGTGACTCCCAACAATTATGCCCTACTATTAACGGGCAATCAATTGAGGATGTTGGGCAGTACAGGAACCAATGTGAGCTCGGGTGGTGATGGATTCTATACAGGAGCATATGAATCAACCACACTGGATCCTTTCGAGACATTTGGTCCCCCGATCAATTGGAATATATTATTAAATCAGTATGGAAAAATTACCAATGGATTGAGTCAAATTAAATTGACGCAGGAAAATGGTTATGAGGTTGTAGGCACCATATCAACATCTCCCTTAGACGAAACTATCTTATTGTTTAATATCGATGGGGACACCATACCGGCCAATACCATACAGTCAGTGAACAAGATCATAAATCCATTGACATTTGATGCCAGTGCCACACCCGCCAATGGTACAAGATTTCTTATCACAGCAGATATCGGGGACAGCACACAGTATTGGCAAGGGGGATTAAATGCCCAAGCCAATGACATCGTTCAATACAATAGCGCCACCAATACATGGAGCGTTGCATGGTCGGCAGCAGATTTTGATTCTACAGTGGAGTATGTTACCAATCTTAACACAGGCATACAATACAAATACAACGGTACAAACTGGGTCAAGAGCTATGAAGGTATCTATATTGCAGGCAAGTGGACACTTGTGCTATAATAATTAGATGCAAGAAAATATCATATGTTCTGGTGCGTTGTTCTACGCAGTTAACACAAAAAGATTTTTATTCCTGCAACGAAATGATGAAAGAACTCGTGGCATGTGGGGACTGGCGGGCGGAAGAAACAAATACACAGAGAGCGCATTTGAAGGATTGAAAAGAGAGATACAGGAAGAAATTGGATTGCCCTCTACCTTCAAGAAAGTGATACCACTTGAGCTGTTCACCAGCAATGACCAAAAGTTTTTCTTCAATACCTATGTGATATGCGTTGCCGAAGAATTCCTTCCCAGACTCAACGTAGAACACAGCTCATATGCCTGGTGTGCATTTGAATGCTGGCCAAAAAATCTTCATGCGGGATTGCGAAACACTCTCAACAATAAAAGCATCAAAGGTAAGTTACAAACGATACTGGATCTAATTGTTTAGATCAGGATACATACGGTGCAATGATGATCGGTCTATCCATGGATACCAATAGGCCGTGACCATGTCTATGCATTGGTACACATGGTTCCAGTGTGCCTCCATCCACTCCAGCTCGTAGTTGTATTCCTGGAAATTGCCAGCATTAGGATCAATCTCCGTGTTGTGTTTGTACACAGGTCCTGTCTGTGAGGACATATAACCTGGAAAGAAGTCCATTGGACTGAACATATTGTAGTTAACCTAAAAAATTAATTATTATTAGGTGCCTATTTTAAAAAAAGCTGGATATGCTTGTGACCACGGCCAATGCAAAAATGGCAATGGCAACAATGCCTGCCAGCACGGCATACAGCGGCTCAAATTCTGTCCAGTGTTTCTTCAACCTTTTTTTTGTTTTACTCAGCCAGTGATGTTCGCATTCGTTATAGGGTAGCATTTGTTGACCTCAATTACACTGAGCCCGTCGCCGAGCCCAGTGTCTCGTTTTTGGGTATTAGTTTTTAGCCACGCCGTTTGTGAATGCTGAATAGAATTTCTGAACATTGTCTTGAAATTCCTTCACGTTCTTCTGAATGGTCTCGGGCTTGAAACTCTCCTGAACTCTTTCATTGAACTTCTTCACGTTCTCAACCAATATTTGAACCTGTTCGTTGTAGTTCTGACCGTTGGTCACGAAATCATTGAATTTCTTTGCTGTGTCAATGATGTCTTCCGCAGTCATTACTGGAGCCTTGAACTCGGCTACCACTTGGTCACCATCTTTCTTCAGGCTGTACTCGTACTCGGCTTGTTTGAGTGTGTAGTTGAACTCTGCCATCTGTTTGGCAAGTCCTAATAGGTCGGCACGTATTTCGTAGCCGCTCTTTGATTTGATGTTTGACATAACTAAACTCCTTTCTGTGTGTGTGTTTTTGTTTTTGTTGTGTCAGCTATATTTATAACACAGAATCCAATATCTGTCAATAGTTTGGTGAAATTATGCGTTTTTACCACTAATTTAAGGTTCTTTTGATTCTGGGTCTCGGCCAAACAGCTCCACTGGTAGGTCGCACTTTGTAGTTTATTTTGGGATAAACATTACCATCATAGGGTCTTTCTGGCCTATAGAATAAAAGCAAATTTGGAGCCCCCTGTAGGTCTCGAACATCAGTAGGACCCCCGGATGTGGCGGTCACCTGATCCGATTTGGCAATGGCAGTGATATATGATTTGGCACGCTCTTGATTCATTTCTGGATAGGTTTCCAATGCGCAAGCGATTACGCCACACACCTGAGGAGATGCCATGCTGGTTCCTGACAGTTTTAAAACAAAAAAATTACCACCTCGAGAATCCTGTACTCCAGCAATGTACGGGCCAATGACATATGTGCCTGGAGCCCACAGGTCCACCCCCGGTCCGCAATCGCTGAAAGCAACTTTTTTGTCCAATTCCACTGTGTCCAGCGCACCCACGCAGAGGTTGGGTATGTCATTGGTGCCTGTGGAGCTGCCGTCACCCGCGGCGTCATTAGCAGTTGGGCTGGTGCCTCTCATGTAATAATAAGGATTTGCCACGCTGGCGGGATATCTGATGGCCATCTCGAATGTGTTGTTCCAATCCGGACCACCCGGCACGTCATGCTTCCATCTGCCGTTTCCGGCAGCACCAACCGTGAGGATACCTTCATCTATCATGTCTTCGATGTCTGCATCCATGATAGACACTCTCTGCGGTATACGCTGGCTAGCAATAAATCCCCATTCATTTAATTGCGCTGTTGTGAAGTTTGTATTGGGGGTAGTCTTACGGTTGTTTACGCCCAGTTGTAGATCTATCTGTTCAGGTATGTCCTCATAAAATACCCATTCATTCACCATGCCGGGGCTGTTCAGTGTACCCGTGGAGCTGGCGTTTCCCTCCGTTCTGATCCTATAAGTTCTGTAGGGAGCCGTTCCTTCGACGCCATAGTAGATTCTCTGCACGGAGTTGTCGTCTGCACACCACATGATTTTATGATATCCGGGATTGGCTGGTCCTAAATTACTGTAAGCAACCGATCCGCCATCAAAAGTTATGTAATGGTTGGTGCCCACATATATGATCTGGTGGGTGCGACCAAGAAATTTCACCGGGAAAGGTATATTCAATTGCCAATATCCGTCGTCGTTGTTGCCCACGGTGGGGAAAGTGCTGGATGTCAGGCTCGCCGCGCCCAGTAAAGAACTAGCCAGTGTGGTCACTGTCGCAGAATCTGTGATGGTTGGGTCATTGTCTATCAATATGTCCATGTCGAAGGCATATACCTTTCCTGTCACTTCTGCGTTGTCGATATCCGTTGCGTACACAACAGAATAATTGCCTTTTGACGCCAGTGTGATGGTCTCGTCGATCACGTTAGTTGTGTTGGCCGTGCTGTCTGATCTAGGTCCCACTGTGAAAGTATTCACAACAGTGTTGTCGCTCTGTCGAGTCACTGTGATACTGGTCGTGAGAGTTGTGGTTCCGGAGCTGCCTCCCGCCGACACGTCACTCTGTATTCTAACACCAGCATCCACAGTGTCTGTGTTGATCACTATGGTGTAGCTGGCCGCTGGCTGGGTCACCCCTGCAATGCTGGCGTGATATGGGTTTTCTTTGGTCCATGCAGACGGCTTGGATACGATAGTACCTTCTCCCTGGTCTTCTGTTCCCGTGGTTGTGATTCTGTTTCCGGCGTTCTCGAAATTGACCAATGTGGCCAATCTTGTCGTTGCCGTGCATACTCCGCTGAATCCACCGAAAGTGATAGGTCCCCCAGGGTCCGGAACATATCTGTAACCTCGATAGGTCACCGCGGTGATGTCATTGAATGTCCACTCTCCCGGGAATATGCTCCATCCCCAACTGTTGTTGCAGATGGTTGGATTTTTCCTGCCCGTGGCAGCATTGACCGATTTTGTAGCGTGGAACTGTCTCACATAATCAAACACATATCCGAAATAATAACTAAATGAAGTATTGCCTGCATCATAATATATGTTGTAGATGTTGGCACCCCTGGCCCATCCTTGGGTGTTGCCGGCCACCGTGCCCGATACGTGTGTGGAGTGGCCTTCTGTGCCATAGGTGTAATTGCCTGCAGCTATACCTCTGACCTCGGGGTCGTGTTGGAACCAGTTGTATTGCACACCTCTGCTTCCCCCGGTGCCATCGGCATTCACTGCATATTCTGGATGATCCCACGGAATTCCGTTCGTATCCACCATCACACAATCCACATTCCTTCCGATCTGTGTCAATTTAATTGTTCCCGTCACGGCAGGTGTAGTTCCTGCTCCATCGCCTTGGTAACCCGTGCCTCCCCATCCGCTTCTCTGCTCACCTTCCCAGCAGCGCAACAATCCCCAGTTCCTCATGATGTTGCTGGTGGCTGAGGATTTATCCCATGCCACGCTGGTCTGTATTGTAGTATTGGTCAGTTCT